TCACATATCTTTTCCAAGCCACACAACTCGACCAACAAACTCTATGTTATCAAGCTCTTCCTTAGAAACGTTTTCCTCGGGCTCACTCTTATTTTCTATGTAGATATCAGCCCCACCATCAATTTTAAGGTACAGCCTTCGGATCAAAATACTTCCACTGACCTTAATGGCAAATACGCCATCCGATGGCCTGGTATCAGAGGTGTCCAACATGACGCTGTCACCATTTCGAATAGATCCACTATCTGAAGGCCCCTGCACGAAATATATCTTTAGATCATCAGATTTTAATCCGCGCCATTCCAACCATTTTTTCCTAAATGCCAGCTTTCTTCTAACCTGCTGACTTTCCCAATCGCCTTCTGTTCCGTCAAGCGCTAGGTGATATCCATCAACAAGTTCAAACACATCACCATCGCTAGAAACAAGAACATCGCCTAGCTCACCAGGTAATGAATGCTGACCTGTTTCAGAGTCTTTGGGGCCAAGCCCTGTTGCGAGCCATTCAAGGTTTACGTTCTTATATCGCGAGATCGCGACGAGTTTATCTAATGTAGGTTTTGAATTATTAGGAGGAAGATATTTTCTAAGACCGCTGTAAGTAAGCCCAACTTTTTCAGCAAAGTCTTTTTTGACTTCAGAGCCAATCAGAGTAAGTAGCCTTTCGTGAAACTGCTCAACCTGCTTTTGGGTAATTCCCAATTTATCTTCATCTGCTGTCATATGAACATCTTTCTCATTATTTCATTTATCTATCAGTGCCTTAAAAAGAAAAGCCACTATTTTCTGCTGGCATTTAATCATATTTAAGACGAACAGACAGTGTGACAAAAATCACACTGATATTAAAAAACACCAAAAAGTGTCCTTTATGACATTGAATGTCCTTTTGTCATGCTCTAGTGTCTAATAGTCCAATCGTGCAACATGCCAATTGGGAAACATATTAGCATGGGATAACCCAATGAAAACACAAGCTACCTATCAAATCCAAACAGCCTATGAGGTACAAGGGGCTTTGAGATCAAAGAGATGGACCGTTCGATCATGGGCTATAGCTCATGGGTACCACCCACGAACGGTTTTGCATTGCATAGAACGCTTTGCTCCTGAAAAAGAAATAAGCCCTAAGCGAAAACTCGCAAAGAAGATTATGCATGATTTATCAGAGACTTTGGGAGTAGACCTAGCGGGGTGTAAGGATGAATAAAGAATGGTTTACGAGTATAGAAGTCGCAGAGCTCCTGAGTCTTACTGATCGAGGCGTAAGAAAAAAAGCTCAGCGAGAAAAATGGGTAACGCGAAATCGAGCTCATGTAAAAGGCTGTGAATTCCATATCAGTTCTTTACCGAGCACAGCCATCGCAAAGTTAGCAAAAGATGTAATCCGCCAAAACGATGGAGAACGCGCCGCGGCGATTCTTGCATCTCAACTTGACCACAATGACAAAGTCGAATTGGTCAGGGGTTATAAGCTCTCATCTGACTCAATCAAGCTTCTAAATACACTGCCGGAAAAGGATAAAGAAATAGCCTTTGCCCGACTATCGATCGTTGAAACTCGTCAAAATTTCATTGCTGCGTTTCAAGGTAAATTGGTGGAAGGACACGCAAGTTTTATTTCTGCGTACCAAGACCAAACGCTTCCTATAGGTCCCAAAGTCTATGAGCTGATAAGTAAAGTAAGCCGCGCAACGATAGATCGTTGGGAAAGCACACTCAAAAGTGAAGGGATTTGCAGCCTAACCCGCCGTAAAAGTCAGCGCCGAGGTGACAGTATTATTTGTCAGCAGCCAGATCTTGAGCAGTTTTGTGTCACCTTGCTGATCGCACGCCCTCACTTTAAAACTCAGCCATACAAAATGAGGGAATATGCACTCGTCCAGAAAGAGAAAGTCAAAGCAGATTGGGTCATCCCTGCCGCATCCAGCTTTCGCCGTTGGATTCAAAACTGGGTTAATTCAAATCAAGGCAAACATACCTTCGCTGTTGACCACAAAAGCTTCTATGGCAAGGAACGCGGTTTAATTCATGACCATGATTCATGGGTCAGCCAACCTAACGATCTTTGGGAAATGGATTCAACACCCACAGATGTAATGTTGAAGGTAGACGGTAAGCTCGTTCGCTACTCCATTGTGGCTTGCATCGATGTTTTCACACGTCGCGTAAAGATGTTACTTGCGCCAACGTCAACGGCAGAAGCCATTTGCCTATTGATGCGCAAAGCGATCCTCGATTGGGGTTTACCTAATCCCGAAGGCGTTATCAAAACCGATAACGGCAGTGACTATATAGCCAACAAATCTCGCGCTGTTTTTATGTCTCTAGGCGTAAAACACATGCGAGCAACGCCCTTCTCTGGATGGGAAAAGCCCTTTATTGAACGCTTCTTTGGCACGTTCCAAGGCGGTGTTGTTGAAGTCATGCCTAACTACATTGGGCATAGCGTAAAAGACAGAGAGCTCATTGAAGCCTGCCATGCTTTTGCAGCCAGGATTGGTGATGGCAAAAAGAAACGGCATGAAGATGCGCTTGAGTTGGGCATGACGCCGAATGAAATGCAGCAGTTTATGGACGACTGGCTAGAGCACTATTACCACCAAAAGCCTCACAGCGGTTTGGATGGCCTAAGCCCATACCAGCAATATCAAAACACCAACTACAAACCACAGTTTATCCCCGAACCTCGTGCACTGGATGCCCTCTTGAACTTTGCAGGTGAGAAAAGCATTCGTCGTGGCGGCGTACAGATCAACAAACTGATTTATCGTGCCCCTGAATTACAGGAAGAAAAGTACATGCGCCAGCGCGTTAATGTGTATCTCGACCCCTGTGATGTAGCCAGAGCCTACCTGTATCCAATCCATGGAGATGGCGAGTGTATCGAGGCCGTCAACGCTGACTTGATAGGCCGTGAAATCAGCCCTCAAGCCTTCATCGAAGCCAGACGCAAAACCGAAAAACAGTTACGTCAATTTAAGCGCGACATGAAGCGTTATTCCGAGGAGTTCGGCATTGATGATTTGGCTGCCGAAGCTATTGCTCAAGCGAAAGCAAAGAACAATACGGTGCCATTTCCAAAAGAAAGCATCGAACACAACAACGAATTACTCACCGCCTTAGAAAAAGCAGGCGTGAAGTCATCAACAGAACGCAGCAATGCGGAGCTCGAAGCAATTGAACGCCACAGGGAACAACGGAGAAAACAAACCGAGCGTACTGCAGCGCAAGAGGCTCGAATGCTAAAAGGAGAACGCGAAATAGCCTGGGATATGGCAGACATCATCATCAACGGTGACGAGCTAGATGAGAGGCAGCAAAAGTGGTTCAAAAACTACATGCGCACACATCAACTCACGGCCCCACAGATACAAAAATATATTGAATCCGGCGGGAAATCTCGTCGGTTGGCTAAGTGATTTTTGCTTTGGGTAACGCCTGAAGTAAGAAGGGATGGCTCACAATCTTTCACAGAGATTGTGAGCCTGATAGACCGCTCCAACAGAGCAACCATAATCATAAGGTATCATAGACATGAGAAATAAAATTGTCGATGTAAAAAACGTCTCAGCCGCCATGGCACTGCTTGAGAACCTACTCACCCGCTCACAAATTGTTCCTGGAATGGGGTTAATTCACGGCGAAAGTGGGTTTGGTAAAACTACCGCCCTTCAATACCTTTTTAACCTCGATACCACTAACGGCGTATACGTTCGCTGCTGTGCGAGTGATACCCCGACAAGCATTCTGAATCGCATCGCCAAAGAATGTGGCCTCGTTTCTACCGGACGCGCTTACCAAACTCTTGATTCCATTATCGAGTGCGTTCGCAGAAATGAATTCAGTCTGTTTGTGGATGAAGCCGACTATGTCGTTGGAAGTAAAAAGATCATGGAGTCTTTCCGCGATATTTACGACAACACGGAACAACCTGTTGTCTTAGTCGGCATGGAAGAAATTGCCCGCCGTATCTCCCACCGTAAACAGCTTCACAACCGCATCAGTGAGTGGGTCGAATTTAAACCCGCAGATTTACAAGACGTCGCCACCTTCGCTTATGAACTCATGGAGATCGATGAGCACATCCAACTCGATGATGCAGTTCTCGATCATATCCGTGTGAAGTCCCGTGGCGTTGTTAGAACCATTCTCTCGGCCCTCAGCAAAATTGAGCGCTCTGTGAATGGTAACCCTCCCCCCGATGGCGTTGTCACCATGGATGATATTTCAAGCCTGGATTTGTTCATGACAGTGGCACGAAACTGATGGAGGTTGCGAAATGGCTAGTAGCAACCTGCGAGAAACTGCTTGGAAATGGCTTCAAGACCATCCAAACAGCTCCGCCAGAGACATCTCAACTGCAACGGGAATAAACATAACGCATTGCAGAGACAGCCTAAACACATGGCTCAAAAAAGGTTGGGTTATTCAAAAAAAATCCAAAGGCAAAACGCGTTATCCAAAGCGCTTTTCTGTCGATGAATCTGCAGAGCCCGTCTGGGGGCAACGAGGGCGAATAGGCTCAAAAATCAGATACAGGCATCAAAAAACAAAACGTCAAAAGTTATGGAACAACATGAAGATAGGCAGGAAGTTTACGGTTTCTGATTTGGTGTCATCCATTGATGTTGAGGAAAGCACAGCAAGAAATTACCTGATCTATCTGAACAAATCCGGTTTTGTTGTTGAACGCTCAAGAAAACCCGAGAAGAAGCGCTTGAGCCCTTCTCAAGGTAAAGAGATTGAATGGCTACTCATTAGGGATACAGGCCGACTCGCACCAATTGTGCGCAGAGAAGGCTGCTGGGATCAGAACGAGCAAAAACTTTACCCCTTTCAAGTTCCACTAAAAGAAAGGCAAAAGCAGCATTGTTCAAGCAAGGAGGATATGACCAATGACATGGCTTGACGAACTAAGAAAGCAAGTGGCTGACACTTCGCTAAACAGCGTCGCCAATGCTATGGGCGTATCCAAGGCGATGATCTCTCAAGTCCTTAACGGCAAATACCAAGGCAACATGCAGCGAGTGCAAAGCTTGGTGGAAAGCGTCTACATGGGGCACACCGTTGTGTGTCCCGTCCTAGGCGAAATCCCTAAGCATAAATGCCTCGCACACCAGAACGCGAAGCATGTAGGCAGCACACCAAATGCGATCCGTTTATGGAAAGCTTGCCGCAGTGGTTGCCCGAATAGCCAACTTGAAGAGCGTTTAAGCACGCCTATTCGCCTAAGTATTGAGTCCAAAAATGCAAAGCAACAGTCAGACAGGCTCTGTCGCCAATCAAGCAGTGAGCAAACAAAAGTACGTCAATACGACGCAGCTGCTGTTTGCGCCCGCTTAGAGCGACAGGCAAAGACCGACTCTGAGAGCATGAAGGGGAATTACCACCGCCTCTATATCGAGTTGCTTAAACGTGAGCTCATAGCCGTCGGGAATCGATACAACCGACTGATAAAACAATGAACACCGTGAATCAGCCAGAAGGTAATAAAAGGTTGAAACTCAATTCATGGAGTGAGGTATTCAAGATGAAAGATTTGAATCCGCAATATCAGGTGAAACACCTGTTGAGAACCTTGCAGAAACTCAACTGCAAGGTCACTCGAACTGTACAAACCGAGAAAACGTTAGTGGTACACGTTGATGCACCCGTGCCGGAACTTCAGCACCGAAGCGTTGAAATCACTGAAACCGTAAATGGCCTGACTCGCCGCATTCGCGCTGCGCGTCACTCTGGCTGCTGTGTCGTCTGGGAGGATTAATATGACAGTTCAAATTCCACAAGGTTATCGCGTAAACGCTCAAGGTCACATGGTGCCAGAAAGCCAAATCAAACCGATTGATCTGATCCGTGATGACCTGGTTCAAAACGTTGTCACCGCGGCCCGTCAACAGCAGCAAGCGTTAGCCGCGTTTAAGTTGCTTGCGATGAATGAAGTCACCGACTTTGTTGACCTATCCGCAGAAGCCTATGACGTGAAATATGGTGGAACAAAAGGAAATGTTACGTTAATGAGTTTCGATGGCCGTTATAAGCTCGTACGCGCCAAAGGCGAACACCGCGTGTTTGATGAGCGCATTCAGGCCGCCAAAACCCTCATCGATGCCTGCATCAACCGTTGGAGTGAAAACGTCAACGACCACATCAAAGCACTGGTCGATCATGCGTTCCGCGTTAACAAGCAAGGCCGTATCGATGTAAACCAAGTGCTGTCCTTACGCCAACTCGATATCGACGATGAACAATGGAACGAAGCGATGGAGGCTATTGCGGATTCCATTCAGGTCACAGGCACAAGCAGTTATCTGCGTTTGTATGAACGCAACAGCGATGACAGCTACCGTCAAATTCCACTCGACATAGCAAAGCTATAAGGGGGGAACCATGCACCGTAGACTCAACACGACGTTGGATATCATTACTCCCAACGTGCGAGGGCCTGAAGATATCGATTTGGGTGAGCAACGCATCGCCTTCTTTGAAAAAGCACTAAGGAAGCACTCAACAGAAGACCTGGTGTTGCTGTTACGCACAGTTCAAAGCGATGCGGCGAACAGCGAAGCACTCTACCAACGCGGCGCGGCAGACATGCTGCTATACCTGCTCGGCATGACGCACAAACCGCCAGTACTTGAAGAGACTGAATAGCAAATACCCTCAGCCCCGAATGCCCAAGCAAACGGGGCTTTTTTCACGCATTTAGAATGGCAATAATCCATGTATAAACCGCGTTTAAACATCCCATTAATTGGCTTTAAACGGGCTACTACCATCGAAGCCGAGGCATTAACCAAAGATGCAACCGTAACGGTATTCGATGCCCCGCCCTGCTCCATCACATACAGCTATATCCTCAACGACGAATTGATCGCAGTCGAATACGCACAACTCGGTGCGGTTTCAGAATGGTGGATTAAGGAGAAAGAACCATGCAGCAACGAATACGCCTAATTCAACTCATACACGTCGGTAAACGTGAACTTCAGTTAGACGATGACACCTACCGCGCATTGCTTAAACGGGAAACAGGCAGCGACAGCTGCAAAGTAATGAGAGTAGATGAACTAGACAAAGTGTTGAGTGCAATAGAACGTCAGGGATTCAAGCGCAAGAAAAGCAACAACCCCAAGCAACCAAAGAAACGTCTAAGCCCAAAAACACAGGGAAAGCCCGACGTCATTTCAAAGATTCGGGCGCTTTGGATCACCATGGCCAAGGAAGGGATTATTCGTGATGGGTCAGAAACGGCGCTTGATGCCTATGTGCGTAGGATGACCAAGCGCCAGAATGGCAAGGGGGTTGACCATATTGCTTGGTGTGATGATGAGCAAGCCTTTCGTGTAATTGAAGCATTAAAACAATGGCTTAACAGAATGAAGAGTTGACTGGTTTAGTTTGCATTCAATCTGTCAGTTCTCAAATACGATATAGTTATTCCTTCTAAATCGGTCTAGGTAGTTTCAGCTGTAAAACGAGCTTAAACGTCTCAATTGATTACATAACGCTCTCTTCCAATTAAATTACATTTTCTTATACAAATTACTTTCGCAGTTATATCTATCAAGGTGGTGGCGGTAAAGAAAGCTTCCAACATGAGGGGGGATGTGCCAACGAGGAAATCGCACAACAAAACCTGATTAAATAGCTTAAAATTTAAACACTTAAATCAAAAGAACCGCCCCACTGCCAATGTCTCAATATTGAAAATACTGATTCAACATTAGTTACAATCAAGGTAATATAATCAAATCAATGGACAAAAAATCAAGATAAGCATGGGCTCAGTAAACATTCAAACGATTTCGCCACAGTCGACTTCTCAACCAGCAACAAATGTCATGCTAGATAAGCTACTCGCTTCAGTCGGACAGACTGAAGGGATAACTTATTTCTGTCATCTTCTTGAAACAATGGGGTTCAGTACATCGGGTCGTTGGGGAACTTTGAAAGAGCGTATCAAAACAGATATAGAGTCCACAGAAGCTAGTAAAGCTCGCTGCACTACAAACGCACTAGCAGATGCAATTGATCGTTTCTTATCCTGCGCTAACCATCGCTATGAAATCGTTGCGTTAGACAGCACCACCGCAACTTTGTTGAGAATACAAATAGCTGGTGCGGGTATTCCAACATTAATAAACTCACAAGCAGCAAATCTATATCCATCTAAATTCAATTTCCAAGATGGAATTTCGCACGAAACCGGCACAAGGCTTTGTAAAATAACAGATTCAAACGGGGGCTATGCTCTAATTTATTCTTCAGTTCGAATAAAACCAACCACCTATAAGCTTGTTTACTCTCAAGTATTTCACACTGTTTTTGTTCCACATAAGAGCGATAGAGTAGAGTATCGACTTTCATGTGAGATACGCAAAAGTGATACTAGCGACGAGCTCAAACAATTAAAAATTGCATTTGTCAATGACGTCGATATTAGAGGCGGAAAAGTGGACGGTAATCCTGTGAATTTTTTCAAGGCTATCAAATCACTTTATGACGATCAAAACGCTGGCAGAGTAAGTTGGGGCAGAGTGGCAACATTTGAGGAAAAACCGCATCACACCTCAAGTGCTTGTAATGATCCAGGGCACTGCTGCAGGCCTGAACTCGCAAAGCATGATGTTAGTGCTAATGGCAATACTTACCATCCATTTCAAATTACATTGCGCTATCTTTACCCTAATCATAATGATTTTGAAATGGAACTATCGTTCGATCCAACCAGAACAGATTGGGATGCCAACAAATGCGAAAGCATTGTGATAAAAGAACCTAAAGATAGCCTAATGCTTTCAAATATCATAAATACTATACTATCAAGGTCTTAACAGATGAGCCGAATTACTGGAAAGGTAAACCTCACACTGCTTATGGAGAAAATCGAGGCGGCTCGACACCTAACTCATGGCAAAGATAATCACAGTTTGATTGTCAACATCTTAAACTCTATCGAACAGCACCCTAATAGAACATACTATTCGATCGTTGAACTACTGGAAGCATCAAAATCTATGGACCTTGAAGGGCTCATTGATAGTGTTTTATTCCTTTCATCTAAGTCTGTAAAGATTTTTTCCCTACAGTTTTGTTACTACCCATTCGATAATAGTGATGCCATACAAGTAACATCTGAATCATATTTTGAAGCCAAAACTCATGACCTACCGCCAGTCGATAGAGATGGACGTGAGATAAAGGACTTCGATCAAAACAGATTGGGTTTTTCTTGTTTCATTCATCCTGAGATAAGAAATGCATGACTGAAGTTGAATTATTTAGATTAATCAACGCCCGAGTTTCAACGACAAAATTAGCGCAAGCAGCATTGCCAACAATGCAATCGATGGAATACGAAGATTTCATCGCTATTGTCTATGATAAAATTGCCCTTCAACTTGAAGCATTAGAGAATGATGCGGACCACTTCTTAGAGAGTAGTGAAGACAGCATCACAAGTGCACTAGTCCGCCAACTCAATGCCACTGAGTATTTAGATGTAGAAAGCCAAGTAAAACGTAAAGGCGGGGCAGTCGATCTTGTAGTAAAAGGCTATGGTCATGAATGGATAGCAGAAGCTAAGAGGTTAACTTCCAATGACAAAGTTTTTGAAGGGATACTTCAACTCCTAACAAGGTATGCTAAACGAGATAAACGAGCAGGCTTACTTGTATACATTCAGACTGGCCAATATCGTAAAAAAATTGAAGCTTGGTTAGAGTTTTTATCTTCGTCTGGAAATTGGAATCACTACGTCGAAAACATTGTCGAGGAAGAATTTAGAGAAGGAATTACAAACTTCATGAACACACACAAGCTCATAGATAGAAGTGAGCATGTTGTAGATACCAAAGTTACATTGGATCGCGGTTCCGACATTCTCGTACGACATTTTTTTTGCAACTTAGCTTATCAACCAGCAGATAAAAGTGGCTCCAAGGCGGCAAAGATAAGAAAACTCTCAGCGGAACTAAAGCTAAGAGATATTTATGACCGAAGCATAGCCTCGACTCCTGAGGACATTGACACAGAAGAAGTAAAGCAAGCTCTTTCATTAATGTTCCGAGATACAAAAACGAAAAAATAATATGAATCCCTGCTAAACCTTACTCGACCTTATCCAGCGGCTTAATGTTTTAACTCTAAGCCGTTTGTGACCTCATTTTCCTACAGATATGATTAGTTGGAGACTGTAACGAATTAGATATTTCTCAAAATCAGATTATCCGACTCTAACGGCTTGGAACTATAGCTCTAAATCATTTCTGTCCTGTGCAATTTTGTAGTGTAGTAAGAACGAGTAACGCCACTCGAACAACACAGTTTGCCTCGTATAAGTAAATCCGTTGGAAATGAGAGAATACTTAATACTAAAAATACCATATAGTTAGCCTCTACCTACTCTCTCCCCCTCCCCCACTCCCACGCTAAACGTGAAATCCACCATTGACGATCCTTTTTGATCCATCTGCAATAGAGGTATCAACGAAAAAAGGTGAAATGGGGCTCTCATGAAAACAAAGCAAACTGACCTGTTCGGGGATGGGCAACTAAACCCATCCCTGCTCGAACACCTCGACCATCTGCCGGATGAGCACAATGCTTGGCCAACCATCTTGCTCGAATTGCATGGCGTGCTGCAGCAGCGGCTGAGTAAGCGCGGGATCGACATTCCTGAACTCGCGCTTGAGTGCGTTTTGGATATCGGTGAGTACATGGGCGGCATGCAGGTGTATTTGCCTCGGGGCGATAGATTGCGCCAACAAATTCGAGACATGCACATCTGGAATGAATTCAACGGCACGAATACAAAAGTTCTTGCGAGGCGCTACGACGTCACAGAGAAAACCATTTACGAAGTATGCGCCCGCATGCGTAAGATGGAGATAACAAAAAGGCAACCCGACTTGTTTGGTTGATAGCTCCCCAAATATTTCAACGCACCGCCTTTTTGCCAACTTTACGCCCCACACTGTGGGGCCTTTTTTTATCTGCGCAAAAACAATCACCAAGGGTAATCCGCCCACCTTCGCCTGAATCCATAACCTGACAGCAACCACACAACGAGGTTTCTGTCATGAACACCCTTTCTAGCAACACCCCCTATTCCCCGTCGTTTTGTCACGCGGTGCATTTCGTGCTTGAGCGCGAAGGGGGCTACGTGAACGACCCGCTTGATGCAGGCGGCGAAACCCAATTTGGTATCAGCAAACGCAGTTACCCCGAGGTTGATATTGCGGCACTCACCATTGATGACGCTATCGCCATCTATCACCGCGATTTCTGGCTGCGTACAGGCTGCGACAAGCTGCCCGATAAAGCCGCCTTTATGTTGTTTGATGCTGCCGTTCAGCACGGTAAGCGCAATGCGGTGAAGCAGCTGCAGCGCGCCGTGGGTGTCATGGACGATGGCCAAGCAGGCCCAAAAACCATCGCCGCCACGGAATGCGCCCCACCCTCAGTGCTCGTCACCCGTTTCAGCCTTGAGCGTGCGCGCTTTTACGCCAGGCTGGTTGGCCGCAAGCCGAAACAGCGCCGCTTTCTCAATGGCTGGTTTAACCGCATTGATGAACTGGCATTAGAAGCCATCACCCTGGCATAAGGAGGCAGCACCATGGCATTAGCTACCATTGCCACCGTCGCAAGCCTTGCCACGGAATTTGGCCCCGCCGTGCTTCGCGGCATTGGTTCTCTGTTCGGCGGCAAAACCGAAGACGTCGCCAAAGACCTGGCCAACTTGGTTGACCATGTTGATAACAGCGTTAACGGCAAAGCTGCCAAGGCGCAGAAAGTCGAGCAACTGGTGGCGCAACTGCCGCCAGATGCCCTGGTTGAGCTTGAGAAAATCAAGTCTGAGCTAGAGAAAGAGAAGAACCGCCGCTTGGAATTACAGCTGAACGACAAACAAGCCGAGCACAGCGAAACCCAAACCACCATTCGCGCGGGGGATACGGCAGAAGATAAGTATGTCCGTCACACCCGCCCCAAAGGCGCGCGGCTCTCACTCTATGCCTGTATCGCTTACATCTTTGCGTTTGATGCGCTTGCTGCCTTTGACAAAGGCAACGGCGCGAACATGGAATTTGCAGGCATCTTGATTGCCCCGTTCCTGACCTACATGGGATGGCGCACCATGGACAAACGCGGCCACACCACCGCCATTAAAAACGCGTTTAAACAGGGTTTAACCACCCTTAAAACGCAGCGCGTTAAGGGGGCACGATGACCGACATGGCCGACCGCGCCCAAATCAGCGACGAGATATTTGAAAGCGCCCTGCTTAACGCCCATCAACACCGCCATCGGGATACACCCGACATCGATGAGCAAGGCAATCACTGGTGTATCCGCTGTGGGGAATTAATCCCTGCTGAGCGCATCGATGCCGAGCCCAGTGCCGCGCGCTGCATTGATTGCCAGCGCGACCACGAACAAAGGGGGCGTGAATGACGTTAGAGCTTATCCGTACCTGGTGGCCCATCTTGGCCACTGTGCTCAATGTGCTGTTTCTTCTGGCCTGCTTTGTATTGATTAAAACCTTTGCTCGCAAAGAAGAACTGCAGTCGATAAAAGAGGCGCACACCCAATTGGCATCGCGCCATGTGGCGCTGCAAAAACACGTCGAAAAGCTGCCCGACCACGATGAGATATCGGGCCTCAAACTCAGCATTGAAAAGCTGCGCGGAGACATTCGGGAAATACGCCCCAAGCTCGAAGGGCTCGACCGCATCAGCAACCTGCTGCTTGAAAATGAACTCAAGGAAAAGAACGGATGACATTGCACACATTGCTACAACAAGACCGCCGCTTGGTGATGTTGCGCGTCCTCAATGAAATGCCTGGCTACGAGGCCAACGATTCGATCATTGATTCTGCCCTCGATGCCTATGGCCACAATGTAAGCCGCGATTTAGTGCGCACAGAATTAAGTTGGCTCGCTGAGCAGCAATTGGTCACGCTGCGCGATGTCGCAGGCACCCAAGTGGCACGCATTACCCAGCGCGGCATTGATATCGCATTAGGCCAAGCCAAGCACCCCGATATAAAACGCCCACGTCCAGGGGGAATAACATGACGGAGACTGCGCACACCAAAAACCGCATCAGCAAAATAGACCAATTGCCGGACGACATTAAAACCCAACTTAATATCTTGCTGCGTGAAGGCAAAATGCCACAAACGGCAATCCGCGAACAAATTAATGCGCTCATTGATGAATTTGACCTTCCCGAAGACCAGAAGATAAGCCGCAATGGGTTAAGCCGTTATTCGCAGAGTTTTCATAAAGGCATGGCGCGTTATCAGCAAGCGCAGCAGCTGACCCAGCAATGGGTAAAACAATTTGGGGAAACACCGCAAACCGACATTGCCCGCAGCCTGATTGAAATTGGTAAAAGCCAAATATTCGATATTCAGATGAAAGCGCTGGAAGAGAATGAACCGCTCGACCCTAAAACCCTTTCAGTGTTATCGCTGGCCATTAAGCGTTTGCAGGAAGCGCAAAGTGGCAGCGTGAAACTCGAAAAGGAAATTCGAAAACAAGCCATGGAAGAAGCGGCAAGCACCGCAGAGAAAACCGCCAAAACGTTGGGCCTCACCAAAGAAGGGGCCACCACCATTCGTAATCAAATATTGGGGTTATCGTCATGATGATGAACGACGCCCGCTCTCCCATAGCAGCTGCTGTTTCGCACCTTCATTATCAGTACGACAATAATGAAGTCTTATTGCCCTACCAAAAATATTGGATAGAGGATGACTCCCAACTCAAGATTGCAGAGAAATCCCGTCGAACCGGTATCACCTGGGCCGAAGCGTGTGATGCTTCGCTGACCACGTCAAAAAGTAAAACCCATGGCGGGTGTCATCATTTTTATGTCGGCTCGAATAAAGAAATGGCGCGCGAGTTTATTGATGCGGTCGCGATGTGGGCCAAAGCCTTTGATAAAGCCGCAGGGGAAATATGCGAAGAAGTCATCGAGGAAGAAGACAAAGACATTCTCACCTACGTCATTTATTTCGCGTCCGGCTTTAAAGTCCAAGCCCTGTCTTCTAACCCGTCAAACCTTCGCGGCATGCAAGGCAATGTGACCATTGATGAAGCCGCCTTTCATGAACGCTTGGCCGAAGTATTAAAAGCGGCGCTCGCATTAACCATGTGGGGCTGCAAAGTCCGCCTTATTTCCACCCATAACGGCACAGATAATCAATTTAATGAACTGATCCAACAAAGCCGCGCAGGGAAAAAAGATTACAGCGTGCACACCATTACCTTGAGTGATGCCTGTGGCGATGGGTTATATCAACGCATTTGCCAAGTGAGTGGCAAAACATGGAGCCAAGAAGAAGAAGACCGTTGGATTGCAGGCTTATTAAAAGCCACGGCCACCGAAGAAGATGCATTAGAAGAATACTTCTGTGTGCCTAAATCTGGCTCGGGCGTGTATATCCCGCGCAGTTATCGCGAGCGCGCTGCCGTGCTCGATAATAACGTGGTGCATTTTAACGGCTCTGCAGCCTTTAATGCCTTGCCCGAACGTTTACGCGCATTGGACATTGCCGAATGGTTAAATAAAAACGTTAAGTCCCTGCTTGATGATTTACCCACACACCTTCGCCATACCCTTGGGGAAGACTTTGCCCGTTCGGGCGATTTAACCGTCTTTGCCCCGTGTACTGTAATGCCCAATACCCAACGGCAAATTCCGTTTTTGGTTGAACTGTTTAATGTGCCGTTTAAACAACAAGAACAAGTGCTGTATTACATTGCTGACCGTCTGCCCCGTCGTGATGGCATCAAACTCGATGCCCGAGGCAATGGCCAATATTTGGCCGAGCAAGCGGCAGAGAAATACGGGGCGGAAGTGGAACAGGTGATGTTATCGACGGCCTATTACCGCGAGAACATGCCAAGTTTTAAAGCCGCTTTTGAAGATGATGAATTACAAATGCCAAAGAACGAAGATGTCATTAATGACTTCTCGTCCATTCAAATGATTCGCGGCGTGCCAAGCATTGATGATGCCCGTACCAAATCCAGCGACGGCCGTCAACGCCACGGCGATTCCGCGATTGCCATTTTTCTGGCCTACCTCGCTTCAAAAGAGGAATGCCGCCGCTATGAATTGCACCGCATTGTCGAAGACGAAAACAACCGCAACCTGCACGAAGACACCCGCCGCCAGTTCACTCACACCCGTGGCCTCAAAGGCATGCGCGGTGGCCTGCTTTAGGAGAGCGCCATGATAATCAACCCCGCTACCAATAAGCCGTTTACTCGGGAAGAAAAAGAGGAGCTGCAGGCGCACCATAGCCGCGCCCATGTCACCAGTGTGCGCCGCCCCATGGCGACCCATTCTATCGCCAGTTATCTCACCCCCGCGCGCCTGGCCAATGTGCTGCGCAATGCCATCAACGGCCAAGCGGAAGATTACTTTGTGCTCGCAGAAGAAATGGAAGAGCGCGACACCCATTACCGCTCGGTGCTGTCTACGCGCAAACTCGCCGCCGCCTCATTAAGCCCGGCCGTAGAAGCGGCCAGCGATGACGAACAAGACCAGGAACTCGCCGAAGCAGTGCGCCAACTGCTGCGCCACCCTCAGTGGGAAGATTGCGTGTTTGATTTGCTCGACGGCCTCGGCAAAGGCATTGGCCTGGTCGAAATGCTGTGGGACACCACGGACACCCCTTGGCAGCCTTACGAGTACAAATGGGTAGACCCGCGCTTTATCCGCTTGGACGAGGATACGCAAAGCGAACTGCGCTTAGTCACTGATGACAGCCCAAGCGACGGTGAACCCTTGGCCCCGAATAAGTATCTGGTTCACTTGCCGCGCATGAAGTCCGGCCATTGGCTGCGCGCGGGCCTCGCCCGTGTCGTGGCCGTGATGTATATGCTGAAATCCTTCACCGTCAGAGATTGGTGGGCCTTCGCTGAAGTGTTTGGCATGCCCATTCGTGTCGGGAAATACCACAGCAACGCCTCTGATGAAGACATTCGCACCCTGATTAATGCCATTGCGACCATCGCCAGCGATGCGGGCGCGGCCATTCCTGAATCCATGCAAATTGAGATGGTGGAAACCGCCAAAGGCAGTGGCGGCGATACGCTGTTTGAGAACATGGCAGAATGGGCCGACCGCCAGATTTCCAAAGCCGTGCTGGGCCAAACCATGACCACGGATGATGGTTCAAGCCAGAGCCAAGCCAAAGTACACAACGAAGTGCGCCAGGACATCATTAACTGGGATGCCCGCCAACTGGCCAATACCTTAAACGCGCATCTGGTGAAACCTTTCATCGACATGAACTGGGGGCAGCAAAAACAGTACCCGCGCATCATCATCAAGCTCGAAGAAAGCGAAGACATCAAAGCCTGGGTGGAAGCGATTATCCCGCTTATAGATAGAGGGATGAAAGTCCAAGCCTCCGAGGTACGCGACCGTGTTGGCCTGTCTGACCCCGAAGACGACGGCGAACTGCTGCATGCCGTCAACAATCAACCTATCGATACACCCGCGCTCAACCGCCAGCAGCTGGCACTCAATCGCGCCCTGCCTGCCCTCGATACCGAAGCCGAAATTGATGAATTGGTGAACAGTGGCTTAAACGAGTGGGAAGCCGTCAGCGCGCCGATACTTAACCCCATCTTAGACGCCGCCAAACAGGCCGACAGCTTCGAGGCGTTCAACCTGGCCTTAAACGACATCGCGAGCGAACTCGATGCCAGCGCCTTTGCGGAACAACTTGCCGCCCTATGCTGGCAAGCCCGCGCGCTAGGAGATTTGACCGATGGATAATGGCATCATCCCTGCAGAAGCCTTGGCCTATCTAAAGGCCAAAGGGTTAAAGGTCGGCTTTCATCATGCCGACGTGTGGAAGGACGAGCACAACGCCGCCTTCACTGTGGCCAAGATGATGCAACTCGACATACTCGACGATGTTAAAGAAGCACTGACCATCGCACTCGAAGAAGGCCACACCTTCAAGCAGTTCGCCGAAAGCCTCAAGCCCTACCTGATACAAAAAGGATGGTGGGGCGAGCAGCTGGCCCGCGACCCTTTTGATGGCGAGATTAAAGCGGTAAAGCTCGGCAGTGATGCCCGTTTAAAAACCATTTACCGCACCAACATGCGCACCGCCCGCGCTGCAGGCCAATGGGAACGCATCGAGCGCACCAAAGCTACTCACCCTTTTTTGCTGTACGAATTGGGGCCAAGCCGAGAGCACCGAAAAGACCACCAAGCCTGGGCGGGGATCATCCTCCCTGCAGACCACCCTTGGTGGCAAACCCATATGCCGCCCAATGGCTGGGGCTGCAAATGCAGGGTGCGCCAACTGAGTCAACGCGAAGCAGATAGATTGATTGCTTCAGGCCAATACAGCACCCATGCGCCAGCGCTGGAAGAAAGGGATTGGCTGAACAAACGAACGGGAGAAGTGGAGCGCGTGCCGAAAGGCATCGACCCTGGTTGGAACTACAACCCAGGGAGCCGACAAAATGAACTCAAAAGGCAATTTCAGGAAAAGCAACAGGAGGCGCGCTAAGCGCCTCTTTGTCGTTTAGTGGTGCGGTTGGGTGGGTGGTGAGTGCTTAAACGATTGTGGTGGGATTTAAACGGGCTGTAAACAAAGGCTGCGCTTAAAGCCATCTAGATTAGTTGTAGCATTGAATCTCACCAGTTTCACGATGACCATTTGAATAATAATTTAATAAATAGCTTAAATCATAAATAACCTAAAATTTCACACCCCCTTTTCACGAACTAAGCGTCTAAATGAATTAAACATCAAATGAGTTTGAGAGCTTGACAGCACTAAACCTATAGCACCGGCAAACTCATCTTGGTTATCTGCCACGTAATGATTTTTCTCATGAACTACAGTTATGGGATAGCCATCCGCTGAACGCTTAATCATCATTAATTTCTTTTCAACTCCAGAAATTTCATGTTTTATTAAAATCTTATCATAGCCAGTTTTTTTTCTTTCACCTAGACTTACTAAAACTCGAAGATGCATTGCTGAATCATGATGTTCATACTCAACCTCTTCCGCCAAAGTAATATCAAGACCTAAGAATTCTGACAGAGCATCATTTAACTTATTAAAGACCTCTCTTACTTGCCTCCTATTTTCAGTAACCAAATCTGCAGCTTCTTTACCTTGATTTAAGAGAACACCAAAATTAAATGACATTTTACATTCCTATACTCTAGTTATTTCGCATACAATCGGGAGATGATCAATAAAATTCTTTTTATCTTCAAAGTCTGCAAGTATTCCACTTGGAGTCATTATTTCTGTTCTGAATTCGTTCAAATGCCAGTAACCATTAGTGAGGAAACTGCCAGACACTACTATCTGATCATATGAATGCCAGATAGTGCCGAGAAACTGTTTAAACTTATGGCTGCCCGAACGATATACAGTGGATGCACCTAGGTGGCTATATTTATATTCCGAAACCAAACTCCGCCAAAAAGGATTATAAAAATACTCGTTCGGATATTTTTTTACTGCATCATGACATCGACTTGCCTTTAGACATTTATTAACACTTTCATCATAAGGATTATCATTGAAATCTCCCATGACTATAACATCCTTCCCATCTTCCATAAGGTCGCATGCGGACCTGTATACCATATTTGCAGCAGCAACTCTCCGAGCCTCGCCATCACCATTCAAACGACTAGCCCAATGGCATAAAAAAATATATATAATTTTAGAATCATCTATATTTTCGACCTCTACTAGCTGAGCTGCCTTTACTGTATTCCCGGTGATTACTTTGGAAAGCGTTAAATTATGCCTAACCTTAACCTTACAATTCTTATAAACAACAACCATATCAAACCTAGTTTTACCAGATTTTTGAGTAAGGTCTAATAGACTAATATCATCTAAGTCTAAATTCTCTGAAAGAAACCTAACATCTGCTTCTGAAACCTCGCATAATGCCAAAAAATCGCATGCGCTATCTTGCATCAAAGTTTTAATATGCATACAGATGGTGGCGTAATTCACTTGATTTGCTTTGGTCGTAGCTTGAGGTGCTGAGGGAGATAGAGCAACATTCCACCAACCGAACCTTATATTATAAAGCAACATCTAAAAACACCAATTGGACTTTAATCACTTCTAAGTAAAAAATTAATTTGACAATAAAAACAAATTTTATGAAACAAAGACCATCTCTCAAATTTACTCACTAGTTCATTTAGTAGGTTGTGATTAACAACTTAAAAGTAAATGATAATTATACCTTCCATGGCCACTCATATTGAAATGATAAACCAACCATGAAATCACTTCTCTTTTTATGTTCATAATTTAAAGGCCTAAACCCACCTCCAGTCCCAACTCTACGTAAGCTACCGCCCTCTGCTTATCGGCACACAACTAGCCATTACTGTCTGATTTTTACCACGTAAAAGTACCACAAAGTGCATATAATAGTACTTCATATCTCTCATACCAGAGCTCGAATGTTCATTCTTTAGGCTCCTGAAAACTCATTTTTTCAAAGCTATCGAATCGGGACAAAAAACAACCACCCCGGTAAATCTCACCCAATCCCCAGCCCGCTTATTCTGGCCTCAACCGTTTACTCAAAACGCAGGCCAACTCAATGCCAGACATCACGCAAACACGCCACCTAGCGCTCTGTTTCCAACTCCCTTCACAACCAAGTGATACGAATGAGCGTTGGCTAGAGCTTATCCCTGCAGGCACTTTTTCGGGTGTCGATGGTCGCCACTGGTCAAATGCTTCCCCTGATTCCGTCGTCCTCAACTCTGCCGCTTCTGCCCCTTGGGACATTGAACACGCCACCCACATTAAAGGCCCAAAGGGTGAAGAAGCCCCCGCGTATGGCTGGGTAGAAGAATATGACGTGCGTGATGGTGCTATTTGGGGCCGTGTTGCCTTCAACCGTGAAGGCATGGACATCATTGCAGAGCGCAAATACCGCTATTACTCCCCTGCTTTTTTGCACGATGCCCAAGGCAACGTGACCGCGATTGAATCCGTGGGCTTTACCAACAAACCCAACTTGACCGAACTCCCTGCCCTTAATCGACAACAACAGGAGCAACACCCCATGACACTCTCTGCCACGCTCGCTGCAGCGCTTTCGCTCAACCCTGCCACGGCAACTGACGCCGATGCAGTCACCGCGATTGATGCACTCAAATCTGACGCGCAGCTGGCGCTTAACCGCGCTGAACAACCCGACCTGAAAAAATTTGTGCCCGTCGAAACCCATCAACTGGCCTTAAACCGCGCCGAAGCGGCAGAAGGTGAACTGAAAGCCCAGCAAGACGCGGAGACCGAAGCCCTGATTGATGACGCCATCACCGAAGGCAAGATTGCGCCTGCGAATAAAGCCGCGTTCCTGTCGATGTGTCGCAGTGACCGCGAAGGCTTCGACCGCTTTTTGGCCTCGGCTCCCAAGGTGGCGAGCGATGAAAGCCGACACACCCAAGCCCCAAAAGGCCGCGCCAAGCTCGATGAGCATGAGCTCGCCATGTGCCGCAAGTTACATCTCACCCAAGACCAGTTCTTAGCCGCCAAAACCGCCCAGCAGGAGCAGTAATCAATGCCACAGTCACAATCCGAAATCCTTCAAAACCTGTTCACAGGCATGAGCGCGTCATACACCCAAGGGCTCGACAGCGCGAGCCCTCAATGGCAAGAAATCGCCACCGAAGTGCCAAGCTCCACCTCTGCCAACAACTATGGCTGGCTCGCCGACATTCCTGGTATTCAAGAATGGGTGGGTGAGCGTCAGCTGGCCGACATTGGCAAACACGGTTACGCCATCGAAAACAAAACCTGGGAGACCTCCATCAAGGTCAAACGTGAAGACGTGGACGATGACCAAATTGGCATGTATTCCGTGCTCGCCAAGAACTTTGGTTTTCAGGTGGCGCTGTTTCCTGACGAACTGTCCTATGGGCTGTTAAAGGCAGGCTTTCAAACACAGTGCTTTGATGGTCAGTACTTCTTTGACACTGACCACCCAATGGGAGACGACACCTATTCCAACATCATTGGCGTGCCGACCTCGACTGGCGAACCATGGTTTTTGATTGATGACACCCAAGTGCTCAAACCCATCATCTACCAACACCGCCGCCCGTTCGTGTTCAAGAACATGAACCCCCATGAAGAGTTCACCTGGTTCAATAACGCGCTTGCCGCGGGCACCGATGGCCGTTCAAACGTGGGCTTTGGCTTCTGGCAAACCGCCGTGGGCTCGAAGGCAGCGTTGACCGAGTCTAACTATGAAAAGGCCATTGAAGCGCTGTCCGGCACCAAGAAAAACAACGGCACCCCGCTTGGCATTCGCCCCACCAAATTGGTGGTCGGCCCGCGTAACCGCGCGGCGGCGAAAAAGATCATCAATGTCGCCATCAAAGAAGGGGGCGGCAGCAACCCCTATTTCGAAGACGTCAAAGTCGTCGTGAGCCCATACCTCGGCTAACCCCCTAAACCCATTTGCATTGGCCGTGAGGCGGCCTTTGCCCCTTTGTATTTTGAGGATGAAACAGTGACCGATGTTCTTAAGCCAACCGCGTCAACCAAAACGCCACGTACTGGCAGCAATAAAAAAGCCACTGACACCACAAACACCGACACTGCGCAAGTTGCTGGCACTGCCGCTGCGCCATCGCAATCGGATAGCGAGCCAAGCGGCCTAACCACCCATGAGGCCATCATGGCAAGCCTTGAAGGTGTGCCCTTTGTTGCCGTGTTCGTCAAAGCTATTTCTGTCGATGGGTTTTGGCGCTGTGGCCGCTTTTGGCCCCACGAAGGCGTGCAAGTGTATGCGGTTGACGACCCAACCACCGCCCACGCGCATCACGATGCCGATGTCTTTGTTGATATGGCAGCGCTTGAGCGCATTGAACATGAGCCCTTACTTGTGGTTTCACGCCTGCAAACAGACGAAAAGGAAGCCTAAGCCATGACCGCCACCGTCTATGCCACCGCGCAAGATTTGCTTGAACGCGATCCCTCGTTTGTGTGGACGGTGGCCGCCCAAAAAGACAACCCCAACGCCCTCGATGAGGTGGCCATGGCTGCCGCCTTGCGCGATGCCAGCGAAGAGATAAACAGCTTTCTGTCGCGCTTTACACTGCCGCTTGCCGACACACCCAACACGCTCAACCGCTTGGCCATTTCCCTTGCCTTTTACTGGCTGGCCGACCGCGACAGCAGCGTGACTGACCTAGTACAAAAGCGCTACGACGATGCCATAAGTACCTTGAAAGACATCCAAGCAGGTCGCCGCGATCTTGGTTTGCCCAACGCCGACAAGCCCGCTGAAACCCAAAGCGGTAAGGCGGAGGTCATCGCCGCCTCTCGCCCTGCCATGCGCAAAGATTTAGGCGGGGTGCTGTAATGGCCATCGCCGTCAACATCACAGGCGATGCCGAGCTTCAAAGGCTGCAGCAACATATCGCAAGGCTCAGCGATGCAGGCAACCGCCGCCAGCTGCTGGCCCTCATCGGCGCAGAAGCCGAAACCCAAACTCATCGCCGTATTCGCGATGAGAAAACCGCGCCAGATGGCACGCCCTGGGAAAGCTGGTCAGACGGCTATGCAAAGACCCGTCACGGTAATCACTCATTACTGATGGGAAACGGCGAACTCGATGACTCCATTCAATTTCAGGTGCGTGGCAATAAGGTGCATGTGGGCTCGCCTCTGGTGTATGCCACCGTGCATCAAGACGGCTTTGAGGGGGCGGTCAACATCGCCGCCCACCATCGCCGCATCACCCAAGCCTTTGGCAAGGTGCTTCGCCACCCTGTTTGGCAATCGGTCGGCGCGCATGTGCGCCACATGAAAGTGCCACAACGCGAATTCCTGGGACTTTCCACCGAGAACCGCCAAGACCTGTACGCCCTCATTGGTGACTTTTACGGAGACCTTCTGACATGAGCACGCGCCCGCAACTCGACATCACAGGCACCTCACTGGCCATCACTGCCGCCGTGGTGCAGGCCCTTAGCACGTTCAAAGGCGACGCCCCTGATGAGGTCGGCAGCATTAACCGGCACAAAGGCCGCTTCGCCACCCCCGATGCGGTGAAACATGAAGTCACTCACTACGGCGCAATCCGCGTGGCCGCTCTCAACGTCAGCCAGGTGCGCCGCGAAGCGGGTAGCCAAGTCGGCATGGTTTCCTTGGTGGCCTTTGTCATGACCACTGACCACTACGGCCATCACCGTGACGAGCGCGCAGAAGTCATCAGCAGCAAACTCGCCGTGTTTATCACTGGCCAAGATTGGTCACAGGCCCTTGGGCGCACCGCTTACAAACAGCCTGAGCGTGTCAGCGCGCAGAACCTCTGTACCGAGGCGCTAGACAACATCGGCGTCGCGATTTGGTCTGTCAGTTGGCAGCAAGAGTGTCGCCTTAATGTGCCCGTTGACCTGTCCACCCTTGATGATTTTTTGACCATGCAACTCGATACGCCCACGCAGGATAACCCCGCGTTGAGCGCCACCTTCGCGATGCGCCAAGACAACACACCCAGCCCCGAGGACACCCAATGAACACCGTGACTCTCTACCCCACCGATAAAAAGGTGAAAGTATGTAAACCCGATGGCGGCCACCTTAACGAAAACGGTGAGCCTATCGTTATGACCGCCTTCTGGCACCGCCGTGTGCGCGATGGCTCTGTCACCCAAAACGCGCCAGAAGACGCCATTGATACTGCAAAAGACAACATCGACACGGCCAAAGACAGCGCGAAACCAAAAGGATCTAAATGATGTCCATCCCGAACGATATGCGTGTTCCCCTGTTTTACATGGCCTTTGATAACGCCAATGCCAATCAGGGTGTCGCGGTACAGCAACACAAAATACTGGTGATGGGCCACCAAAGCGGCGGCACAGCGACCGACTTGGAGCAATACCGCATCACCAGTGACGACCAAGCCCGCGCCCTGTTTGGTGACGATGCCATGCTCACCGCCATGCTGCAGACATTGCGCAAAGGCAACAATTACACCGAGACCTGGGCCATGCCCGTGGCCGAACCCACTTCAGGCACGGCAGCTTCATCAGGACAAGCCATCACGGTGACAGGCTCAGCCAGCCAAGCGGGCACGTTGTCACTCATGATTGCAGGCCAGCGCGTGCAAGTGGGTGTGAGCACCAACGACACTGCAGGTGCTATCGCAGCCGCCATCGTTAATGCCATCAACCAACAGACCGCATTGCCTGTTACGGCGCAAATTCCAGCCAGCGAAAACACCCGCGTCAAACTGACCGCCAAATGGAAAGGGATCACGGGCAATGACATCGATGTGCGCTGTAATTATTACGACACCGAGCAGTTGCCGCCAGGCGTATCGCTGACTCTGTCGCCCTTATCCGGCGGTGCAGGGTATATCGATGCCAGTGACGTCATTGGCGCATTGGGTGATGAATGGTTTAACCATATCGTGTGCCCGTTTAACGATCAGGCATTCCTTGATGGCCTTCGCACTGAACTCGATGCACGTTGGGGCGCGCTTCGCATGATGGAAGCCGTTTGCTACACCGCCATTCGCGGCAACCATGCCGAAACAGGCACCTGGGGCAATACGCGCAACGACCATCTGATCACTTGCATGAGCACCAACACCGCCCCCAACCCACCGTGGGAGTTTGCTGCAGCGTATGCGGCGCAAGCGGCCTATCACCTCGCTATCGATCCCGCGCGGCCCCTGCAAACCCTGCCTTTGGTGGGATTGCTGCCACCGTCGAAGCGTGAGCGCTGGGATTTGGTAGAGCGCAACCTGTTGCTGCATGACGGTGTCGCGACCTATTACGTCGATGCAGGTAACCGCTGCGTGATTGAGCGTGAAATCAGCACGTACCAGGTCAACACCTTTGGCAGCCCTGATCCGAGTTACCTCGACATCACCACCCCGATGACACTCGGTTATTTCCGCTTTGTCCATAAAGCCCACTTCACACAAAAGTTCCCGCGCCACAAATTGGCGGGCGATGACGTGCTCGACAGCCTAGAGCCTGGGCAACCTGTCGTGACACCCAAAATACTGCGCGCCGAAATGCTCGATGTGTTTTTGCAGCTGCAAGAGAAAGGCTTGGTGGAAGGCTTTGAACAATACAACGCCGAGCTAGAGGTCACCCGCGACAGCGCAGACGCCAACCGCATCAATGTGCTGTGTTCACCAGATTTGATTAACGGCCTTCGCATCATGGCCATGAACGTGCAGTTCAAGCTGTAAGGAGAAACACCGATGTCTATTCTCGGATACGCCAAAATTCGCGCCAATGGCGATGAGCTCAAAACCAAGGGCGGCGCGCGCCTCAACCCTGGCGGCTTTAACCGCACCTCTCACGGTGGTGGCGGTCGCGTCTGGGGCAACAGCAAACGCTTTGTCGCCCCCTCGCTCGACTTCAAGTTGGTGGTAGACAGTGACACCGACGTGCAAGCCATTAATGACATGGAGAACGTCACCATCGTGTTTGAGGCTGACAACGGCCTCACTTACATGATGACAGGCAGCGCCCTGGAAAACCCCGCCGAGCTCGACGAAGACAACGGCGAGACGGGCGGCAAATTCATAGGCAAACAATGCAAACGCATTTAAGCGAGGCACCCCATGGCAAAGATTGAATTTAGCCTTGAGCATGGCCTTCTCTTTGGCAAAGGTCAGGACGCAGAGCCGCACTATGACGTGGTACTGCGTGAGCTCACCACCCGCGATGTGATTGAGGCGCGCACCAAAGCCGAACAAGTGGTGTTTGTGCCTGACCCTCAAACAGGCACAGAGAGAGGCATCACGGTGGTCTCTGAGGTCAAGATGGGCATTGAGCTTTTATGCCGCCAAGTGGCCTCGATTGGCGACATTCAAGGCCCACTGTCAGAGCGACAATTGTATGGGCTGCATGTGGACGATTTTGCCCTGCTCAATGAACAAGCCGAACGCCTCGATGCTGCCGTGGGGGTGGCGGAAAAGCGGGGGCGATTGGAGCAGTCAGGCGAGCGAACTTGAACAGGTCGTGCTTGCGCTGGCGAGCCGACATTTCACCTCTATCGAGCACTTTCTCGATAAACCCGTCACCTGGCTGTTTGACCACTTACTCGCATTAAAGGCAAAACACCATGAGCACACTAAACAGTGAAATCGTCATTAACCTGTCGGGGAACCTCAGCCAAAAAGCCCGCACTTATTCCAACGACATGAAGAAATTTGCGGCAAGTCAATCACACATGGCCAAAGGGTTTCGCCACGTGGTGAAAGGCGTCAACAAAGGGCTAGACGCCATGGAAAACCGTTACACCGCCTTGGTGGCCACGGTAGCAGGTGGCGCAGTCGCCAACAGATTGGTCACCCTTGACCGCCGTCTGTCGCGTTTATCCGTGGCAGCAGATCTCACCAAAGAACAAACCCGCGCCTTGTACAAAGAGATTGAGAACATTTCCCGCTCTGAGGGAATCCGTATCGATCCCACCCAAACCCTCGAAGGGCTAGAGGTAGTGATGGAAAAACTCGGTGATATCGACTTTGCCCGCCAGAACATGGGCAACATTGCGCTGTTTTCTCAAGCCACGGGCGCAACAGGTGGTCACATCGGTGCCGTGCTTACTCAACTCAAAAAGCTCTCAGTAGAAACCCAACAAGAAGTCATGACAGCCATGGACACCTTGAACGTGCAAGGTAAAAGCGGCGCGTTCACCATGGCCTCGTTCGCCGCCCAAGGTGAGCGGCTGCTGTCCACCTATGCCGCAACAGGTCGCCAAGGTGTTGAGGCTGTGCTTGAACTGGGTGCCGCCATGCAGGTCATTCGAAGCGGTGCAGGCTCTGACGACCAAGCCGTGACCGCGTATGAAGCGTTTATCCGAGAAGTGACCACCCCCGACAAAGTGAAAAAGCTCAAAGAATTGGCAGGCATTAACGTGTTCGACCCTGACAAGCTCAAGCAAGGCGTAGAAGTGATGCGCCCATTACCCGATCTGATGAAAGACATCATCACTCAAGCAGGCACAAGCCAGACCTACACCATGAGCCAAGCCCTCAACACCATCAAGTTTGGCGAAGAAGCCATGCGCGCCTTAAAGCCCTTGATGGGGGAGTTTTCCGCTAATGGCAGCATCAACGCCTTTGATCAATTTCTGTCTGTGACCGCTGACGGCAGCACCACAATGCAAGATGCGGCCAAGGTAGCCAAGGACTACCAAGCCAGCGTCGATAATTTGATGACCGCCGTCCACCGACTCACGCAACGAGAGCTGGCAGGCCCGTTTCAAGATCTCGCCGATGCGGTCAACAGCTTGGACGCCGACACCCTTGACCGCTGGCTGCAGCTTGGCAAAAACATCGGCGTGACCGTGGCCGGACTCATCGCCGCCCGCAAAGCGCTGGGTGTCGCCAAAGATTTAAAAGCCGTGTTCGGCAAAAAAGGCGGTGCGGGTAATGCCGCTAATACCCTCTCAGGAGGCGTCACCCCCGTCTATGTGGTGAACATGCCCACCGCCAATGCCCTACCTGGTAGCGTGAGCGGTGGAATAGGGAAACAGGGCAAAGGCGCGGGCAAAATGCGCTGGCTCAACGCGGCAGCACAAAGTACAGGCATTGGATATGGCCTGATGAACTTGGCCCCTGACTTCTCCCCCATCGACATTCGTCGTCAATCTGACGTCGATACCACAGGCATGCCGTCGTCGTTCGTGCCAGGTGCGGGCTTACTGGATGTGTTTGACGAAATATCAGGCTGGTTCAGTGGACAAGGGGCCCCTTCCCAAGCGCCGGAGTCTGGGGAAATCCGAGGCAAGATCGCCATCGAAATGCACGAGAACCGCACCCGCATTAAAAGCGCGGACGTGCGCTACAACGGCATTCCGCTCACGGTCGATCACGGCTTATCGATGGCCGATTAAGGGGGCGAGATGCAAGCACAATGGCAAGACCGACGTGACGCCGCCTTTCGTGGCGTTCCTTTTCTACTAAGCACAGTGCGCGGCAAAACAGGCCGCCGCACCGTGCCCCATGAATACCCCAAGAGCAACCTAGGCTGGCCAGAAGACAACGGCGGCGCGCTCAATGTCGAAACCATCAAAGCCGTCCTGGTCGGCCCCACCGCGCAAACCCAATGTCAGCAATTGCTTGATGCCTTAAACGTCGCGGGGCCAGGTGAACTGGTGCATCCCTATTGGGGCATTCGTCAGGTGCAAGTTGGTGACGTAAATTACGATTTCGACAACAACGAGCGCGATATCTGCCGCCTGTCGTTTCAGATTTTCGCCGTCAGTGATCGGCTTTTCCCTGCAGACCAACGCGACACGCAGCAAGCCGTCACCGAGCAAGCACGCGCCGCCAATGACGCGCAATGTGAGCGCTTTGCCCAAGTGACCGAAGCACTGACGCCCGAGCAAGCGACATCGATGGCCGACCATCTTGATGGGTTGCTCGACAGCCTCGATAACACGGTGAACAACTTGCCAGGGCTGCCGGAGCAAACAGGCGAATGGGTGAACAGGCTGGGCCGCGTCAAATCCTCGGTCACGCGCGGCTTAACCTACCCAGGGCAACAAGCCAGGGACATCACGGATCTTCTTTTTCGTGTGAAAGACCTGGTCACAGAATTGCCCTTGTCACTCAGCATTTACGATCAACTGGCGCAGCGCTGGCAAGGAGAACGCGAAGCACTGAACCCTACCCGCTCTGCGACAACACCCGAACAGGCTCAACAGCTAACCGCCCTCGATTTGATGCTCACCGCCGTGGTGACAGGCAAAGCCAATGCCATTGCCAACGGTGAACTGACCGACAGCCAACAAGCCGAACAAGCGGCCACCTCGATGACAACGTCACTGGCGACCCAAGCCGCACGCGCCGTGGAAGATGGCAACCGCGATGGCTGGCGAACACTGAGGGCTTTGCGCCTATCCGTGGTCGAGGACATCAAAACCCGCGCACGCCAATTGCCGAGAATGCGCACCGTCTCGATTGAGCGCCCTACTCCCTCGGCTTTGCTCGCCTACCACATCACAGGCGACGCACAGCAACGCGATGACATCGTCAAACGCAATCGCCTGTCTCGCCCCGCGTTTGTGACGGGCAATGTAGATGTGTTGGAGAACAGCAATGGATAAGGTGTCATTGAAAATCGGGGGCCGCGTCTGGCAAGGCTGGAAGCAAGTCAGCACGACCCGCGCGTTGTCTGCTGTGACGGGTGAGCATCAATTCAGCATCACCCGCAGTTGGCAAGATGCCGAGGCGCTGCCCCTTCGTGAAGGCATGCCCGTGGAAATCTTCATCGGTGAGGACAAAGTTGCTACAGGTTACATCGCCGAACGCGTGCCAAGCTATGACGCCAACACGCTCAGCTATCACATCACCGCACGGTGCAAAACCAAAGACCTGGTCGAGTCGTCATTGGTTCACCCATCGGGGGAGTGGAAACACGTCACGCTGGCCACTCTTGCTGCTGAAATCTGCCGCCCTTATGGCATTGCGGTGGAGATACAAACCGACATTGGTGGGCCGTTCACCACGGTTCGACTTGAGCAAGGCGAATCGCCTTTTGAACTGCTAGAGCGCTTGGCCCGTCAACGGGGCGTGTTGCTTACCAGCAACGCGAACGGCAACTTGGTGATCGCCCGTGCCAGTGACATACAGCTGCACACCGCCTTGGTGCTCGGGCAAAACATCTTGGCCGCACGGGGCCGCTTTAGTGAGTCAGAGCGTTTCAGTCAGTACATTATCAAAGGCGTCGGCAATGGTGCAGCCTTTGATGCACAAAGCCCCGCCCGTGTCGGCGGCCAATCCGTGTCAGTCAATGACAGCGACATCACACGCTATCGCCCGAAAATCATTCTCTCAGAAGAAGTCTTCACCGCTGATGGCGCAAGCCGTCGAGGCCAATGGCAAAAGCAACGTGCCCTTGCACACGCCACCACCACAGAAATCACGGTACAAGGCTGGCGCATGCCCAATGGGATGCTGTGGCCATTGAACCGCCGTATCAAGGTGCTCGACCCCATTCAAGGGATCGATGACGTGTTGCTCATTGCCTCGCTGACCCGACTTGAAGACGACCAAGGCCGCACCACGGTGCTCGGTTTAGTACCCCCCAAAGCGATGGACATTCCCATTGAAACCGCCAAAGACACCCAGCAGGTGGCCGCATGGTAACCGCGTTTAACCGCCTTTTAATGCCCGTTAAACGCCGATTACAGTTAATGGTTGATCGCGCCGTGCTGCGTATCGTGAGCGACAGCACCCAACGCCAACAGCTTCAAATCCAAACCTTGGCAGGCGAAACCGACAGCGACATTGAACGCTGGCAAAACTATGGCCACACCAGTGTGCCGCCAACAGGCTCCGAAGCCATCACGCTGGCCCTGAACGGTAACCGTTCGAACCTCATTGTTATCTGCGCCGAAGACAAAGGCGTAAGACTGAAAGACCTGCAGCCAGGGGATAGCGCGCTGTATCATGCCCAGGGCCACTTTTTGAAACTGACCCGAGATAAAACGGGCGAGCTTAGCGCAGATACCCTGAACATTTCAGTGAAACAGGTAAATATCACCGCCACCGAATCGGTTGTTATAACCACCCCTACCGCAACGTTTTCTGGTGATGTGAACATCGGCGGAAATTGTACAGCTGCAGGCCGTGTTATTGGCCAGCAAGGCGGCACCTTTAAAGGCGTGGAATCTGAAACCCACAAACACAACGAAAACGGCAAAGACAACCTAACGGACGGCCCACAATGATTGGCACTTATTGGCACCAGAACGGCGCAGACCACAGCATCGAAGATGGAAAACTGGCAGAGGACGATGGCCTCAACTCGCTGGTCTTTATGATGCTGATGACGGATGCCCGCGCCAAAGACAGCGACGCCTTACCCGCTGGCACAACCGACCGTCGTGGTTGGCCAGGTGACAGCTTTGCCGCGTCGCCATGGGGCTCTCGCCTTTGGCTGCTTGCCCGTGAAAAGCTCACCACCACCACACTGCAGCGCGCAGAAGATTACGCCAGTGAAGCCCTGGTGCCACTGCTTAAAGGGATAGCCAAACGCTACCGCGTAACGGCGTCACGTCAAGGCCGCGAGCGCTTGCGCCTAGATATCACCATCACCAAACCCGATGACACGGTGATGCGTTACGGCATCAGCCTGCGATGGGCCGCGCACACGTTACGCGGTGAGGTGTCACATGCCCTATAACCCGCCAACGCTTGCCGAGTCTATCCAACAAATCGAAGGCGATATCTCGCTTGAACTTGGCCTTAATGCCCATTTACCCGTGGTCTGCGCAGAGCGCGCCATCGCATTTTCAGTAGGCGCGGCCAAGCGTGATTTGCATGACCAACTGCAGTGGCTGGCCAAACAAATTGTGCCGACCGCCGAAAGCGACGATAGCACCATTGAAACCCGCGCCGCTTATGAAGGCGTGCCGCGCAAGCTGCCACAAAAGGCCAAAGGGCATGCCACTTTTACGGTGTCTGATAATGCGCAATTGCCCCTTGATTCAGTGCTCACTGCCGCGAACGGTTCACGCTATCTCGTGACCTTCGCCACCTTGCCCGAAGACAGCCGCATCATTGCTGCGATTGAAGCCGAGCAAGCAGGGAAAGTGGGCAACCTTAATGCAGACGACGTGCTGACGCTCGTTAGCCCCGTGCCAGGCATTCACAACCAAGCCACCGTGCGCACCCTCGAAGGAGGCGCAGACATTGAGCCCATTGCTGAACTCTTGCGCCGTTTGTGGTTTCGCAAACAATACCCACCCATGGGCGGTGCGCTGCATGATTACAGAGCTTGGGCAACCGAAGTGCCGAGCGTGACCCGCGCCTGGGCGTACGATGCATGGCAAGGCGGCAGCACCGTGGGCCTAACCTTTGTCTGCGATGGCAATGATGACCTCTTGCCATCTGCTGCAAAAATCCAAGAAGTGAAAGACTATATCTATCGTCATAGCGACCCTGCAACGGGCGTCGAGGTGGGCCGCCCTGCAGGCATTGAAACTGTGTTGTTTACGCTGCGTATAAAACCCGTTCAATTGGCCATCACACTCACACCCGACACCGCAGAAACTCGTGCCGCTGTCGTGGCACAACTTACCGAGTTAGAGCGCCAATTCGCAAGCCCTGGAAGCCGCATTTTACTGTCTCAAGTGCGCACGGCCATTGGCACCGCATCGGGCGTGATGGATTACGCCACCCCACTTGCCAGCGATATCATCAGCCAAAGCGATGAGCTCATCACCTTCGAGGCACCGCAATGGATAGAGTGACCGCCGCCCAATCGACAGAGGCTTGGCTTGATGTCCTGCAGCAGCTGATGCCACAGGGCCTTGCTTGGCCGCGTGATGATGAGGCGAATCAAACCAAACTGCTTCGTGCATTGGCCAAACAATTGGCCGACATTGATGCCCAAGCGGATGCGCTCCAACAAGAGATGACCCCCGCCAATGCGCGCGAACTACTCGACGAATACGAACAGTACTTGGGTTTACCCGAGTGCGGCGCACCGCAACAACAAATAGCAGAGCGCCAAGCCGCTGCCGTTGAAAAAGACCAACGAAAAGGCCGTCTGCAAGCGTGGAACATCGAACAACGCGGTGCAGATTTAGGCTTTCAGATTACGGTCGAAGAACACTTTCCGCATCACTGCCTTCGAGGCTGCACCTATCCCCTTTATGAAGAAAAGTACCGTCACCTTTTGCGTATCCGCGTGCATGGCACAGACGAAGGCGATGCCAACACCCTTGAATGCACCCTCAAGCAATTCAAGCTCGGCGGGAAATACTACGAATTTGTCTATGAAGGTAATCAATAATGCATTTGCTCAACAATGGCTCTCAGGTCGAACAGATACCCGCTATCAAATCACGTGAAGGGATTGGCGGCTACTTCAGTGAAAGCAATGAGGACGACGCGCCAAGCTATCCAGGGGCCGACTGGTTTAACGCTGTCATTCGCGAATTTCAGACCGCACTCACGCGTTACGGCGTCCCCTTTGACCCCGACAATTTTGACCATCTTTCTCGTTTGATTCAGTTCACAGCCTTGCCCGTGGGAACGCCCCAACCTTTGATGTCAGACACCGCCCCCGAAGGCTGGGCCATCATGAAAGGCCAAGCCTTTGATACCGAGCTTTTTCCCGTAACAGCCTCTCTCTTTCCTGATGGCATCATTCCCGACATGCGCGGCCGTGGCCTTATCGGTAAAGAAGACGGCGAGACCGTCGGCGCGTTTGCTGAGGGTCAAGTGAAATCGCATGGTCATGAAGGCTCAAGTGTCAGCAGTACAAACCTTGGCACTAAATACACAAATACAACCGGAAACCACGCCCACTCACAGACGATATATAGAGGTAATGACATCAACTGGAATTCGTCTTATGGAGGACCATACCCTGTCGGAACAGATGATCAACTTGGTGCCGCAACCGTTGGACGTATCAACGCGGCAGGGAATCACAATCACTATGTCGCGCTTGGGGAGCATGGCCACAGCCTCACCATCGCGCTGAATGGCGCACTCAAGAACACCATCGACCACCTCAAATGCAACTGGATAGTAAGGCTTGCCTAATGAACAACATTCAACCGCAATCTGTCGTTTTGAACGTTTCTCGACTGTCACCCCAAGGTTGGTGGCTTGGTAATGAGCAACAGCATGTAGCCAAAGGCACAGCGCTCGGTAATGACTACACCGAAACGATATACAGCCCTTCTGCCGATGGCCTGATTGCGCGCTTCGATCGGGGCATCGGCACATGGTCAGAAGAAATCGAAGACAAGACGCTCGCACCTTACTATTCAATCGAGGGTCAACACTATCTCGTGGGCTCGCCTGATGGCGCTCTACCAGAAGGCATGATTGAAACCCCGCCACCAGCACATGACCCACTCAAACAGGCCGTGTTGCATGATGGTGAGCAATGGCAAATATTCGACATAAAGATTGGCGAATCTTTTTGGGATGAATGGGCCAATGAATATGTCGTGTCAGAGACCTATTTTGAATTGCCTGAATCCTGCACTTGGGAGCGCCCACCCTCCATTGAAGAAGGTTATATACCAAGATTGGTGGAAGGCAGCTGGCAGCAAATCGAAGACCACAGGGATACGCTGATTTATAACAAAGCAGAATGCCGACACACCGAATACGTGACTGATATTGGCCCTATAAAAGAGGGATGGACGTTTGATGAACCTCCTACCCCATACCACGAATACACAGCAGAAGGTTGGGTGCAGAGCATTGACCGCGCCAAGGAAGCAAAGAGAGAAGAGATCAACGCATGGCGCGCATCACTGGAAAATGACCCAAGCACGACCGTCACTGCAAATGGTGCCGAGTGGGACGCAGGGCCTGAAGCACGTTTGAGGATTGATTCAACCATACTGTCTGACTCGATGCCGCCTTATTGGACTGATGCCAATAATGTCGATCATGAAGGCATGACGATAGAAGTGTTAAAACAAGTAAAAGCCGCCATTAACCTTCAAGGTTTTATGATCCACGACAGACAGCGAGCCATGAAACGAGACTTAGACCAAATTGCCGAGTTTGATGATGTGTTGGCGTTTAGCGTGGGCTGGTTGGAATAG